ATTTTCAGCAAGTATTGGCATACCATAAAATATGCAAGCCATTAATACATCTTCAAAAAATATCTCAGCAGTTTGTGGTCTAGCTATATATTCTAAAAAGAATCTGTTAGGTGGAACATCCTCCATACTAAACTTAGTTAACCCGTGTAAAGCTCCATTAGAACCTCTTTTATCAACTGTACCTGATATATCATAACTGTCACACCCAAAAGCGCCACAGTGTTCGTTACCGGGATATTTTGTATTACCTTTTGTTACAACCCTGTTTTGCATTTGTACAGGTGGTACCCAGCTAACGTTAAACCTACCGTTTTTATTTGGTACAAATATTACCTTAGTATCTTTTATACCGTTTTCCCACATAAAACTTCCAGTGGTTATTATCGATGTATTTCTAAGGTCTTCGTTATAATCTATTTGTTCGTATATTTTTGTTAAGTTAAACAGTGATTGCTTTGCTTCATCTCTAAAAGCGTGTTGCTCTGTTCTTGGAAATTGACGATAGTATTCATTTAAACCATCCTGATCTCCTTTTAATCCTTCAACTTCATTTGTCCAGTATTCAATTACACCTTGCTTTATTGGCGATCCGTCAGGGCCTTCAGCTGGTTTTTTTGGCGTTTCAAATACAGGAAATCCATAAGAATCAATGTAGCCTTCGTAGTTCCATTCCATAGGGATGAACAAACTATAGAGTCCCGAACGAGTCTGTCCATTTGCATTTCTTTTTGTTGCGTCGGAGTCATAGTATAGTTTTTTAAAGTTTTCACCACCTTTATCTAAAGCATTTGACGTACTACCCATCATACACTTACCTATAATTTTTGAACCTAATCTCAAACAGGTTTTTGTAACTCTCCAGTTGTTTAATATGTTTGTAGGTCTTTCCCACTTTCCACTTTCATCGTGTACTAGTAGTTTTAATTTTTCACCGTCGTACGAGTTGTCCCCGGTGTTTTTCCAATCGATCGTTGTATCGAGGCCGGTGATCTCCTGTAACTTCTCATTGGTGTCAAGCTTTTTTCTGGTGAATTTTGATGCGGGTACTCTATAGGCGAGCTCCGTCTTCGGCCTGTCCATACCGTCCTGGATTGGTTTGAAGAAGAAGGGATAATTAACCGAGATGGGTACAACTTTATCAGTAAACATCTTTTTTGCATCTGGACCAGACTTTGATAAAATTCCGAATCTAGAGTCTGTGGATATTGTAGCTTGATTAACCGTTTCGCCTGAGGCCATGAAAGAAAACCCTGACCGTCTGTTCTTAAGATAGCACATTCCGTAACAACGTACATCTGATTTACAAGCTTCCCAGAATATAAAGAATAATCTGTTTGACTCCCTAAAGTCTGCTGCCCCAACATCAATCTTGGACCACTGCAGGTACATGTAGTGAGTGCCAGTAATATAAGAAGGCTTGTCTTTGTTAAAAAACCAAAAACCTTCTTCACGCCTTTTAAATTCTGTATCAATATAGTCATACCATTTTTCTTTAAATTGTGAAGGGTATTCGTCCCAATCAAATACCGATTTTATTTTTGAAAGCTCTTTTGGGTATTCCATGTGTTTCCACTTGTCTCCTTCAAATTTAACAACATCATCTTTTTTTGGCAATGCTATTTTTATTCCTTGTATTTCGTAAACCTCTCCTATCTGCCCGGTCTTACTGATTACAACTACATCGTGTTCTTCGTTATAACCATACTCCCATTTCTTATATCTGTTTAACCTTTTTAATATCTTAGGTTTAATATAGTCTTTTAATACTGCTACTAAGGTTTGTTCGTACATTATCTAGATCTTCCTTCTGCAAAACCCCTAAAAGCTTTTTCTTCCTTAGCTTCTTTTGGGTTTTCATTTAACATAGCGTCTTCCTCTTCTATTCTAGCAAGTATTTCAAAAGCATCGAATATAGCTAATTTTTTAGTTGCGGCAGCATTTTTAAGTCTGTCAGCTGATAAATCATCTTCTGAGTCAACGATCTTTTCCTCTGCCACTTTAATTAGTTCCTTAACTGCTTTTTGCCCAGCTAGGATTATATTCTTTTTGGTTTCTTTTGTGTTCATACTTAATTACAATATCATTAGATTTCATACAATAAACTCTTTGATCGTCTATTATAAAATCCCATTCACTGCCTGGTGTAAACCCTACTGTGTCCCCTGGATTGATATTAAGCGCTTTTAAAGAACTATTACCTATTTTTAATATACCAATAAGGTCTTGCTCTTTTTGTGATCTTAAAGTGTCTTCGTTTTTTAAAGGCATTACAAAGCATCTGTCTCCAAATGATTTCCAATCCCCTGTGTTTTTATACAAATATATTTGATCTGCTGAACAAAAGTGTAAATCATCTTTAAAATGAGATCTACTTCTTTTCTTATTACCTCGGATATCATAAAAAACTCTAAATACATTATGATGTATTACTATGATATCACCTTTTTTTATACTTGTTTTAAAAGCTTTTGGTGTTTCAACCACTATAGCTAAATTGTTTACAGACTTGAAGTCTTCAATTTTAGTGTTTAGTATTAATGTAACGTTGCCTAGCTTTACTTTGTTATCGTATCTATCGCCAATAGGTTTGACGATAAAATCGTATAGACTTCTCATTTAATATTCTAAATCATACTCAACGGATATTGCCATGTTAGAATTAAACTTCTTCCATGGCATCACCTCATTTCCTTTCTTTATGTAAATACTGTAAGAATTAGATTGTGTGTCATGTAATATGCAATCTATAGTATGTCCACCATAAACATTTTGCCCTACCGAATAGTGCATAGCGTCATTCTTATAGTCAGAACCTATACTTATTTTTCTTACAACAGAACTCATTATTCCGCTATCTCAAGAGTTTTTGTTTCTTCTTCTTGCTTAGCTTCTTCATAAGTACCATCAGCTAAGTTCACAGTGATGTCACCATACTCTTCTCTGATTTCAGCTTTGATACCGTCTAATTCTTTTACAGCTTCAAAATGTGCTGCTAGGTATTCTGCTTTTCTTGCCTCTAAAAACCCTACTTCTGTAAGTATAGAGTTCATTTTTCCTGTTGCGTCTTTAATAGACTTTAATTGTTCATCTGTTAATTTTCCCATTTTATTTAATTTAATTGGTTACTGTTATTACTATTATTACTTGTTTTAAATCTTTTTACTTTTTAAATAAAGGCCCTAGTTTATCTACTATTTTCTCACCACTTCTACCTATTACATAACCTCCAATACCTATCTCTAATAGTTGCCAAAACTCAGGTTCTAAAACAGGTGTTATAAGTCTTGTAGACAGCTGCGATATAAATTTAGTATATATAATTATGAAACCAAACGAAAGCATTAGTATTGGTCTCCAGCTTCTCTGTAACCAATTACCTTTAGCTTCTGCTACAATTATCTCAGTTTGCATTCTTTGCAATTCTAATTGAGCATCTTGTAATACTTTAAATATTTTATTTCTAGCAGCAAGTCTTTCTTCCTCGTTAGTGAATAGGTTGTCAACCACATCACCAACTTGTTTGAAAACTTTAGTGCTGAAAAATTCTAATATTTTTTTCACTATTTATTAATTTTATAAGACCAGTTACCCATAGAACCTGTTTTAGATCCTTTGCTAGACTCAGGAGCGTTGCCATAGCCAACGTTGTTACGATTCATGAAAACTTTCATAGTAGTACTCTTGTGGAAGCCAGGTCCATCTACCATCCTTGCTAGTTTTTCAATTTTAGGTAAACTCAATGAATCCCCAGCTTGAGAAGCTTTCGCTAGCCTACTGTTTCTTGATTTTTGATATCTCTGATAATCTGGATTTTTATAAGGATTAGCGAATAGTTTGTCAGGGGTTTCATTTATCTTATAATTTCTTTCTCTAGTTACATTTACGACTTTATCTTTAGTCTGAGAAATCATTTCATTGTATTTATCTGGATTATTTTTAATCCACTTTTTTTGTTTTTTTAGCTCGTTAGAATCTTTACTAAAACTTTTCTTTTCTCTAGTAGCATTTATATTAACAATAGCCTCGCCTTTTATAGGAACTATTTTGTTGTCAATAGTAGATGTTACTTTGGTATCTTTATACTTTAGTTTAGTTGGATCTATTTTTGGATCTTTTGGATCTTTTGGGTCTTTTGGATCTTTTGGATCTGGCATTGTTAACGCGCTCGGTATACCCGCACCTGTTTTAGGCATATTCATTCTACCTGGTGATTGTTTGTAAGCCATAATTTGTTTATTTGTTTATTTATTTATTTATTTATTTTTATTTACACTTATTATATGCTTCTTTTTCCCAAGGCAAGTTTTTAGCCCCTTCTTTCATTTGTGCTCTTGAGTATTTTTTACCTTTCCAGTAAACATTTTGATCGTCGTAGTCTAAATCACCACGCTTCAT